TCGCCAACAATGATTAAATTCATGGTTACTGTGCGGGCATCATAAAAATCTCTACCACTCCAAGAGCCATCTATGTATCCGCGATTTTCGTCTTGATTACGAATAGGTGAGGTATCTAATAAACCTTCAATCATCTCAACGACATAAGGTGTTCCCGCGCCGAAAGTAAATGTGCTCGCGCCCGAACCACTTGGCGTGAATGAAAATTGATACGGATTTAATGACATTACTTTGCTCCTGCCATTGGCGCCCTGTATTTCATGTGTTTCGCTTGATTAGATGCTATAACCCTGCTGTCAAGAAGGCTTTTAACTGTTAAATTGATATTAGGATTGGTTCCGCCTGATAATTGTTTTTTAGCAGTAGCGATAGAGGTTTTTTTACCTTTTGATGCTGTTGGTAAATTTGTAGAACCTACTCCAGTAAGGCTAGGGCTTTTACCTATTGTTTGCATACCAGCCTGCGAACCACCAACATTAGAGATTTGATTTATAACTTCAGGTGAAAGTTGAGTTTTTTTAGCATTATACGCGGCTAATTCTTTTTTATATTGCGCTTGTTGTGCTGCTCCAGCCTTACCGCCTATTGTTGGTGGTTGTGGTGGTCCTTGATCTGTTCCTGCTTTGTAAAAACTATACGCAACTGTACTCGCAATAGCAGCCATAGCGGTGTAAGGACTACGCAAAGCAGTTACTAATGGTCCAGTTTTTCCAGCCCCTGCTGCAACTTCTTCGGCTGTTGCTGCTTTTTCTGCTGCTGCTGTTACGCCACCCCAACCAAGAACTAATTTTGTTATTACAGCAAGCATAGCATCAATTTTTGGAGCAACCCAAATAGTTGCTAAAGCGGTAGCAAAACCAATTACAACAGGTTTATTATCCGAAAACCATTTGCTCAATTTTTTAAGAGCATTTATTCCGGGACCAGCAATCCAAGCAAGAATATTATTAAAAGCAGGAAGCAATCCAATTCCAATTTCTTCTGATAAAGACTTGAACCTTGCTTGTAATACTTGAAGTTGTCCTGCGCTTGTTTGTGCAAATGCTGTTGCCATGCCATGAGTTCTAGTTTCAATGGCTTGAAGAATTGTTTTTAGATCAGCACCTTTGGGTATAGTTTTGCCAATAGCAATACCTAAATCTCTAAGTCCACGAGCCTGACCAGTAGAAGACCTAGCAACCAACATTCCTGCTTCAGCAAGTGAGATATGTTTGAAACGCGCAAGATCAGCAGTAGCAGCAAGAGAATCAAGAGCCATTTGTGGGCTACGAGTAGCAGTAGTGATAGTTCCTAATGCTTGATAAGTGTCTTGGGTTGTAAAACCGAGTTTAGCCATAGCCTCTGCGTGTTTGTCAATAACAGGTTTTACGGCAGCAAAACTTACACCAGTATTTTGAATCGCACTTTGAAGCCTTGATTGCGATGCTTGTAAATTCATCGCAGATTTGATACTTTCGTAACTAACTGCGGCAAATATACCTGTTAAACCAAGAAGTGCTGTTCCAGCAAGTTTAGACGATTTTTCCATGCTAGCAACGCCAGCACTAGCAACTTTACTTTTTGCGGCAATTCTATCCATTTCGCCATTGACTCTTTGAAGTTCGGCGATTGCTTCTTGCGCGCGAACAATTAGATCAATTCTTACTGGCATTAGTTCCATTAGAGCCTCACCACATTCTTAGAAAAGATTTCTTGTAACATACCTGACTCTTTGAATTTTTTCCATGCTGGCAACACATAAGGAAAACCTTTCATAGCACTTGTGCCACGCCATGAACGCGGTGCGTATTCTCCACCCATTTCAACGGCGCGAGAATAAACTGCGGTGGGTCCGATTTCCGCACGATAAACACCGAAACCTTGTCGCACTTTACGGCTTTTGATAGATCGGCGCAGATTACCTGTGCGATTCATTGGGGGTTTGCCTGCCTCCGCTTTATCCCAAATCTTTCCGCCTTGTGGTCCTAGCGTGAAACCACGCTGACCTTTGATTTCGTTTTTAATAAGTTTTTCTAAGGCTTCTGCTATTTCATTGACAGCAGCGCGTGCGCCTTTATCTATGTTTTCCTCTAATTGTATTATTTCACGATGAACTGTTGGGATGTTAGTTTTGATTGTCACTTTCCATCTCCTCTACTGTTCTGTGAATTGCAATCATCCATGATACTAGATAAGTCGGCTGCTCATCTGTTTCTAGCGGAGTCCAACCAAAATTTTTAGCACACTCGTAGTAAAACCATTCTTGTTCGGGATAGTCATAATTTTCATTTATATCCGCACCTTCCAATAAATCTTTTAAGCGTTGGAGTTTGCGGTATCCGCTTTTGGGTTTTCTTCATTTTCTATGGTTTTATTTAATGTTGGAAACAAAGCCTCTTGTGCTTCGTTTGCTGATTGAACGAGAGTGTCATAATCTGCGATTGACAATTCACCAAGAGATTCAATGCGAACTGATGGCGGAATAAGATCAAAAGACCACTCTTTAATCAAACAGGAAATAATCCCATCTGTAATAGCCATAGTTTGCAGAATACCTTCTAAACCATCTGCTCCTTCAAAAATCTTTTTACGATCTTTTACTTTCAACCCTTTAGGGTCTTTTAATGTAACTGTATTACCGCTAGGGAGTGTAATTATTTTTTCGCTCATCATGGTTCCTTCCATAGTTGCCTTCGTTTATAGGGTTGTGTGGGGAAGCGGGAAGGCGGGCGCATATTTAATCCCCACACAACATATTATCAGGTTACTGGTAAGTACCTGAAGGTTTTGCGTTTTGTAGGGTGAATTTGACAGGAGAATAACCTGAAGTCGCACCTACGTTTGTTGTATTACCTAATGAGTTGAAATCAACTGTCACTTCAACAAAATCTTTATCACGAACGACAACACCTGTTGTATATGCGCTTTTAGAGGCTGTTAAAGAAATTTGTGTAGCAGTTGACCCTGAGCCAGTTGACCAGTTGAACACAAGTGCTGGCTGTGTATTTGAAAGGAAATTTGTAAGTTGTGTGTCATCTTCCATAACGAAGGTGATTTTACCTGTCACTGACAAAGAGCCTACAAATACTGAATAAGGTGCTTGTGTTTGCGCAATACCGAAAATAGGTTCAACCTTGCGAGTTAGTTTGATTGAGCCAGTAGTGGTATTAGAAACTGATGTTCCACCAACGCTTACTGTTCCTGCCCAAACCTGAGTAGGAAGTACAGTTGAAAATGTTGGAGCAGAAGCAGTTTGTGTAGCAGAAGGATACCCAGTTACCTTAGCGGTATATTCAAGCATTCCGTCAGCATTGAAAGTTAATTCAAAATCATTAACTTGGCATCCCGGAAATTGACGATTGCCTGCTGAATAGTAGTCAGTAATTGTCAAAGCCTTTGGTTGCGCATCTCCCGCAGCACCCACAGAGTTCTTGAGAGCAATAGCGTGTGTGTAAGGCGCAGATGAACCAGTTGTAGTTACATCACCCATAATGCCAGCAATCCAATAACCGATAGTGTCAGCAAAAGCAGGACCAGCAAAATCAATTTCGCTATGACGGCGACCTTGAACATAGTTGTAATCTTCAACCATTGAACCACGAATACCTTTATCAAGGAGTTCATTGATCATTTCAACTGGCTTGAAACTGTTAAGTGTAATAGGAACGAAATCAGTAGGGCTTACTGCGGTTCCCTTTGTTGTTTCTAACGCTAATCCTAAATAGGATTTGACGGAAGGTTGAACTGCCATTTACTCACTCTCCTCTGTGGTTATGGTTGGTGCTGTTTTTTTGCTGGTTGGGGTTACATTTGGTACATCAAAATTGTCGGGGGCTTCAAATGTTTCCCCTGCGTTTACTGTTAAACCGATTGTTGGAAACTCACGGGTATCTTCACCGTTGTATTTATATGTTGCCATTTTTCTCCTATGCTTGAATCATTTGAGTGACATCAAAAGTTAATGTCGCCCATATTTCGGTTGAAGTTCCGTCATTAGAGATAGGTTCACCGAAAGTTGCGTTTATTACTGGCTCTGCACCTTGCCATACAAGAGTTCCTGATGGGTCGCCAAATTGATGGTCTGAGCGAAGTTTGGCTTTAAGGTTATCTACTACTGTGTCAAAATCTGTCATGGCATCTTCTGATTTGCGCTGTAATGAGTGAGCAAAAAGTTGAATTGCTATTGTGTAATCAACGCGCTTCCAACCATTTGTAGCACCGCCAATAGCCAAACGATTTTCTCTTTCAGCCTCTATGTGTATTACAGCAACGGAGCGAGTAAGTTGAGAAGGCAGGGCATTTATTTGAAAATCAATACGCTTAGGAAACGCTACGAAAATTTGGTTGATACCATCTACATTTGGTTGCCCGATAAAAGTAGCGAGAGTTGAACGAACGGCTGCGCGACCTGTGAGAGCCATTATCTAATCCTGCGGTAAGGAGCAAGTAAATCCATAGCAATTTTTAATTCTGTTCCTAATTTTTGTGAACCTTCAACAGCCTGTGAAGCGCGTGAAGCAACAGCCATAACCATTGAGTTATCTCCGCGAACTTTGAGCATAGAAGTAGTTACAAGAATTGCGGCTTCTTTGATTGCTGGCGGAAGGGCTGAAATAGAAACACCTGCGTTGTGTGAATAGGTGAGTGCCGTAACTAATGGAATTGTTGTTGAGCCAAAAGTATAAGTAGAACCTACTGTTACAAACTCGGAACTTAATCCGTCATAAATCTTTAGGGTTAATCCTGCGGTAATTCCTGTGGCATCGGCAACTGTCAGGCTTGTGTCAGAAGCGTTTGCGCTAACAATAGTTGAATTAGCGTAACCATTGACATAAGCGTATTTAAGAAATACTTCTTGACGAGGCGAACTAGGAAAACCAAATTGAAGTGGACCTTGGTTAGAATAGGTCGTTGAAAGCATGGCATAAGGAAAAACAATTTGAGAGTCTTCAACCCACGCTAAAGAACAATCTTGGACAGTAGTCATTTGATCATTTACTGAGCCGTATTGAAGTGCGGTCAGCGCAATAATTGGGTTGTATCGCGGATGAAAACGGATAGTGCCGTCATCACGAATGCGTGAACGCTGTTGTTCATTTTCGGTTGTTGCTGCGAGGACTTGGTTACAGTAAGTATCAATCCATGAACTTGCTCTAGCAATAACATTGTTTAATTCCGCATCTTGAACATCAGGGTCTTGTGAATTCCAAACGAGATTATCAAAGTCAATAGCAGTAGGCGCGTTCTTGTATTCGGATAAAGTCAAATATGGTGTTGAAAATTGATGAGTTGTACCTGAGTAGGCGTTAGCCATTATCTTCTCCGCATCTAGAGCATATCTTGAACCAAGAACCGAAACCACAATTTTTACAATTAAAACCTAATGAAGATGGATTAGAGATTGAACCCATTGCGTTAGCAACGCCCAAACCTTCGTGTTTCATTTGTGCTGCGTGTTTTGGGTTATCAACATTTATCAAACCATCTTTACCCGCATTGTAAACTTTTGTACCGCGCTCTGTTTTAACAGCCACCGAACGCAAACCCTTTGGTGGAATCATTTTTGTCATTTATTTGCCTCTCCTATTGTGAAACAAGGCGCACCCGAAGATGCGCCCTGCTCCGAATTGCTTTTATTAAGCAGACGCAATTCCTGAAACTGCTCCATTCCATGCTGGCGCGTAACACATAAATGTTCCACGGAAGTATGTTGAGAAGTCGTATGAGAATTGTGTAACTGGCCATTGAATACCCATGTAGTCCTGTACGTTGAACACAGCCCAAACATCTGATACCTCAGTATCAGGAATTGGAAGTGTGTAAGAAAGTACTGGAGATACACCTTGTGGTAGCCAAGGGTGAACAGTAATAGGAACTAACTTTCCTGTGATTTCGTTGTGAATTCCACCCATTACTGCACCGCCGACATAGTCGCCTGATTCAGTTTGAGTTAGGTTCAAACGATAGTTCGCAGTTGAGCCGTTCTTAATAGCATCTGACAACTGCTTGCGGTCTGAACCATTGAGAAGAATCTCATCAGGATCACCCTTAACATTGTTGTAAATGTTATAGAACACGTTCTGATATTCAACACCGGGATTTGATGTTGAGAACTGTGCGTTGATGTTGTTGTTGTAACCTGTGTTAGCACCAAGAACTGTTGGGAGAATTCCGTCATATCCTGTTGCGTAAGCAGATGAATCAGAAGATGGTGGGTTTGCTCCTGTTGTTGAATAAACAAGGTTGTTGTTTGTTGTAACAGTTGAAGCAGCACCTTGAACAGTAGCAGTCAATCCTGTGAAACGACCAATGTAATGAGCGTTTGTAGGACCTGTTGTTGTTCCGATGTAAACCTTGTAACCAAGTGCGCCTGTAACAGCACCTACTGTGATTGTAAGAACTTGTGAAGATGAAACTGCTTGTGATTGAACTGTTGAAACAACAGACTCACCAAAAGCACCAGCATCAGCAGTTACATAAACATAATAAGTGTTAGAAGCCATTGCGACTTGTGAACCAGCAGCAGTAGCAACTCCAAGAGTTACTGTTGGTGCGCTAAGTGCGCCAGCATAACCTGTTCCTGTTCCGCGACCCATTAGAAGCATGCGCTCTTCCATCAACATTGTTGCGTAAAGTGTTGATGTTGATGACAACTGACGAAGATCTTGATATCCAAGACCTGAGAAGTTAGCATCAAATGAAACGCTGTCAGATAGTGAGTATGAGTTGTAAGGCAGAACTAGATCATCAGCAGAATAAGAAATCTTTGGACCGCGCTCGTAAGCGATTGAACCAAATGTTGTTGTTGTTGATTCTGTGATTCCTGGCCATACTGTTCCTTGTCCACCTGTACCTGTACCTGTGTAACCAAGGATGCGCTTGATACGGTGTGATGTACCAACGCCCTTCTTGCGAGGCAAGCGGTTACGAAGTGGTGTTGGGCGAGGTGTCAACAACTTAGCAGGTGCTTCAAGATCAAAGGCTGCGAAAGATGTTGATAGAGGTGTTGTAAGAGAGATATCTTTTACGATATCAGCCTGTGCTTGGCGTTGAGCAGCAAGTGCGCTGTTCAAAGCACCGAGAGCATCAGGTGACATAGACTTGTTTGCTACAAGTGCTTCCATTTGAGCAGTTGCATCAACTGGTGCTACTCCGGGAGTGTTTGATGGATTTGACAATGATTTGCCAAGAACCTCAACATATTCTTCCATGCGTAGTGCTGATGACTTTGCGTCAGTAGCATCTGCAAACAGGTCGGTTGCTTTAGGCAACTGTGCCATGCTTGTGTTCCTTTCGGTTAGTTTGCTTGGGCTTTAGAAAGGAAATCGTTTGCGAGTTCCTTATAGCCCTTAGCGAGTTCGGAATCTGTCGTGATAGAAGCCTTGTGATTAAACTCGGCTGCTTTCGCCAACAAATCATTTGTTTGGGTTTTACCTGCCACGATTGTTGAACGCTTTGGCGTATTTCCAACCGCAAGAGATTTCGCCGTCACCAGTTCGGTTTCCAGTTGAGATGCCTTGTTCTTTTCTGCCTCTAATGCAGACTTAACAAGCCCAAACTCCACTTTCACAGATTCCGTAGCCACAGACACGGCTTTTTCAATGATGGCATTTAATTGCTCATCACTAAGCAGGGTTTTTTCTGCTGATTCCTCAGCAGAAACTTCTTCTTCAGCCTTAATTTCTTCGGCTGGTGTTTCAACAGCAGGAACTTCTTCAGCCTCATCGGACTTGATAGAACCTGATGTATCTAGTGAGTCGGCGGTGCTGACATTTGCCGCAACTACGACTTGACCAGTTGAACTTGGGTCAGCGATTTGCGCTAATCCGTGATCTTGTCCAACCAT